TCCTGCGTAACATATAAACTTTGAGTAAAGTTTTGGTTTAGATCCTCTGCTTTAATAGCAGAACCAGGGAAAAATGTAGCACTCAGTAGGTCAATAGCTGTATCCCTAAAGATACGAATAGCTACATTACTAGCTGGTGCAGATGTAAATGCAATTGTTGTAGCGTTGGCAAATGTAAATGCAGTTGTAGCAACAGTATCAAGTGTTACCTTGACATCAGATTGTTTTAGATATTCAAATGTAAATGAATAGTTCGTGGTTGAACCATTCCCTGTATATGTATTTTGTGTAGTTGCCATTAGTAACGATTAGTTGGGATAATTCCTTGGGTGGCATTACGGTCATTAATTTGTTTGATCAGAATACGTTGCTGGATACCATTCTTCATTTCTGAATCTAATGCTTCATACGCAAGATCTTCAGCTAGTTTCTGTGAATCACGTAGCATCGTATGTATCTGATCATACTTACCAATAGGTAGTTTTTCAGAACTGGTAAAATTAGGAGCACGACGTGCTTCCTTCAGTTCTTTAATTGTATTTCTAGCATCAGCTATTTTACTAATTCTACTAATCTCTTTTCTTAAAACTTGTTGTTCACCCATCTTTTTATATAATGCAGCACGTTCTGTATTGTTAAGGTCTACACCATCACGTGTTCTAAATGCAGAAGATACATCATATTCAATATCTACTAAGAATTTTTCTTCTTTAGTCATACCAGGGTGAATCTTTAGTGGAGACACTTGGTTATAAATACGATGGAATACATTATATTGATTAGGGATTTCTCCAGTAATTGGGTTAGTAATAGTAGGTAGTCTATTGGTATCATCAAAAGCACCAAAGTACTTATTACGATTAGCCAAATGACCCATAAGATCATTATCGAGTTCTTTCAAACCACCATCAAGTATCTTACCAAAGGTGTTACGTGCACCAGCTAACGGACCTAGAGAATCTAATTGTCCTGCAGCAAACCGTGTAGCTTGTGCTTGGTTACCACCTAATACTTCAACCATAGAACGCATAGCAGACATACCAGCAGCATCAGTTAAAGAAGCAGCTAATATAAATGCTGCTTTTTCAAAAAGATGTTCTACAGCAGTCTCACCTAACATGTCAAAGTTATCGCCAACGTTAGCGACAAAAGCGACCCAATTACTTAAACCAGGACCAAGTAGTTCTTCATACTCAAATCTAAGTCCACCTAACCCTTCCATTGTACGGGCTTTCCAATTACTATTCTTTTGACGTGCTCTATTAAGTTGACGATCCATAGAACCATCACCTGTCATACTAAACAAGCCATCTCCAAATAGTTTATCTTTAAATAGAGCTGCAACTGCTACGCTAGTAACAAAAGTACCAACAGCTTTTCTACCTAATGTTCTATTTTTTATATCAATAATAGTATTAAGTTTAGCAGTAGGATCCATACGTTGAATTGGATGGCCACGTTTTGTAAGAAGTTTATCCACTAACTCTGGATTAGACATCAAATCTTTTACTGAAGTAAATGCTAGATCATTAACATCTTCTTGGAATGATTTAAATGGAAGAGGTAGATAATCATCAGCTACTCTAACCATGTTCATCATTGACCTAGGGAAAGTAAAGAACGCCTGAACAGCAGGTATCATTTTTACTAATCCATCAACTTCTTTTACTAGCTTGGTATCAAGGTTTAATGCAATATCTGCTGTATTATATTTAACAGCTTGATCTGTAATAATACCATTCCTATCAAACATGCTATTGTATTCTTCAGTAGCTAGTTCTTTGATACGAGCTGGTGTAGCAGCCTCACCTAAACGGTCTAGTTCATCCATAGCACGGAAACGTGCCTGAGCATTAGCTATAGTAGCACCAGTCCAACCATCAAAACCAGTCATTAGATTAGGAGTTAATCTAAAGATAGGATCCTCAGCCATTGCAATGCCTTCTTCATAAAGGTCAACCAAGAATTTAAATCCATGGTTACCACGTTCTGCTTCAGCTTCTGCAATATAACGGAATTGTGCTAGCTTTTCTTCTTTCTGAATGATTAAATCAAGACGTGTTTGACTTGCTACAGAGTTAGGATTTTGCGATGCTTTTGTAAACATCTTACCAGCATATGCTAATGATTTCCTTTGTGTATCAATAATAGAACCGTAAGCTATCAAACCGCGTTGAACTGCTTTCATATCTCCTCGTGCTAATGCACCAGCAAAATAAGTAACTGGTTCAGCTACAAGACCACTTAGGTTACCATATAAAGCTTTAGCAGCAGTTACAGGACTAGATAGTTTTGAATTAAAGTAATTAGCTCTTACAGCTTGTACAAGAATATTAGGTGATTCTGGATTATTATCAAAAAGAAGTCTTGTCTTTGTAAATGCATTGAGGATTTCCTCATTCATTTTAGCAAGAGTATTAATTTCACCATCACTAATTTCATATAGTTCTAGGAATGAATCAAGAATATCAGGTCTATTTTCTTGTAAGTACTGCCAGTTTGCTGTGAAGTCATCGCTTTGCTTTTGGATAGTACTTAGTGCTTGAGGATAAGCTTCTTTAATACTTTCAGCAATCTCATCAGATGACTTACCAAAAGTTCTTAAACGTTCAGCAACAGTCAATAAACCTTTCTTTTGAGTAGCATAGTACCTAGTAGAACCTACTAATTGCTGTAAGAAATTAATATTATCAAGAAGTTTCTCCTGTGCATTTTCAATAGAAAGTGATCCTTTATTAATACGAATGCCTTCTGATAAATCAGCAATCTGTCCAGCAATAGAAGTAGCAGTATAAGCCTGTGCTTTAGCTACATCCATACCAGAATAGTTTTTAACCATTGTATTAATAGAACTTAAAGCATCAGTATAACCTGTTGCAGAAAGTACTTCAGCACCAAACTCATTTGTTGTAATGACTGGATCAAGAATTCGTCTGATCTCATCAATACCAACAGTAGGGTCAAATAGTTCTAAAACAAGATTCTCACCTTGAGCTTGGATCTCTTCAAAACTAACTGCCCAATCTGCAGCATCCATCCTATAACGATCAGCATCCTTTAGTTGCTTAGCAAGACCAATAGTAATTTCTTCTACACCACCAGGAGTTTCAGTACCAAACTTTAGAGCAGGTTCACTGATGAAATTACCTAGACGACCATATACTGTACCTTTATTAGATGCAATACGTGCTGCATCTACACTAGCACCAACAATACCAAAGTCATCAACTGAACGCATACCTGTCTCATTCCAGTCGTACAAATCATGTACGCCTTTCATTGCTACATTACCTTCAGGATTCTTGGACATATTATAATATCCAAGTTCATCTAAATCAGCTTCTTGCTTACGTGCATAGTTAGTAAGCTCTTCAGTAAGGTCATTACTTTTAGGAGCTGGTCTCATATCAGCAAGAGCTTTAATTGCTTGCTCTGACTCTCCAACAATTGTAGGAGGTGCTTTAAATATATTAGCTACTTCATCTAATGAACCTTTTAGTTTACCAGCAAAACCAACAAAAGGAATAAGAAAACCAAGGGCTAGATCTTCATTAATATTTTTTTGACGTTTTTCATCTGTGCTTTCACCCTCAAGTGTTGCCCAGCTATCAGGTATAAAATCCCATTGAGGTGGTAGGGATTGTTTTATCATCCCCATAAAATTATCTTCTGTGTACTGATCACTAACAGCACCAACAGCAACACTAGCACCAGCTTCGATGCCACGTTGAGACATGAACTTTACAAAGGCTGATTTACCAAGTGGGTTATTAACCACAGCTTGTGCTCTAGTACCTAAAGACATACCAGCACCTTGTAGTAAGATTGTTGGTGCGACAACAGAAGAAATTTCTCTTATGGTTTGAGCTACATTGTCTTCATATTTAGTGATCTTAGGAATACCACCTGTACCACCATATTGTGCATCTTGTTCAGCACTAACACCTGTTAATGCATTAAAAGTTTCTACACCGAAATCAAGTAAACCAGTACCAACTGCTGTTAAACGGTCACGTACTTGATTAGTACTTTCTCCTAATGGTTGTCCTAAATAAGTTAACCCTTGTCCTATTCCTTGGTCTGTTTCCTCTTCACTCGTAAGTGAAGGTTGTGGATCCTGTTGTTGTAGCGGTTCTCCTCCCGTAGGAGGTTGCATGGATTGTTCAGTGTCCGCCAATTCTTGCTCTTGAGCAGCGTCAATTCTCTGTTGAATTTCTTCAATTTGTTCGTTAGAGAGTTGAGCTTGACGTTCTTGTTCATCCAGTACAAAATCTGCGCCTAAACCAGGATCTTGTGTAGGATCGTTCATAGTTTATTAAATGTTGTTTTAGTAGTTAAAGTTTATTGAAAACCAAACCTTCTCATGGCTGCTTCTCTATGTGGACCCATTTTTGCAACACCACTTCTAGCAGAAGTTCCGAATGAATCCTGAGCATCTCTATTTGCCCCAGGGTTACCTGCTATAACTGTAGTATAAAGATCTTCTAAAGTAGCACCTTGTGTAGACATACCTGCTCTTGCAAATCTATCTTCAAAGAACCTACGCACCCGTTGTCACCG